TATGCTGAGCGTGTGGATAGAGTAGCTAGTGATCCTGACATGATGTTAGGTAAACTAATCAATGATGTTAATAAGTGGCTTAATGGAGAGGAAGTACCTATTGATAAAGTGAGGGATGGTCTTAGTGAAATGGTTACTAGGGCTGATGAGATTAAGTTCTTTTTTGACACACCTGAGGCATTTAATACTTGGAAGGAAGATGTTAGTGAAGCAGCGAAGTGGGCTAGGAGAGCGAAGAAAGGGCCTAGTCAGTATCAAGATCCTAGAGCTAAACTCTACTCAGGCATTCCATTAGATGAGGCCACTAAGGCAGTAATAAAAGCTGCTAAGTCAGTCTCTAATTATACAAAGAAAGCTCGCGGAATAAAAGCTTTCAAACCAACTACGGCTGCAAAATTAGCCAGAGAATCTACAGTTCGAGCTATGATTGACAGATCTGGAAATATTCGTAGAAGCCTACTTAACGAACTTACAGATGATGGCTATCGAATCATTCAAGGTATGTATCTTGCTAGAGGATCTTCTACTATTGCTGCTAATAACCTTAAACAGATGGGTAAAGAAGTTTATGGAGGACTTAGTAAACATCTCAGGAATATATTAGATACCTTAATCTTATCTGAGCGAATTGCAGCTATTGCGAAATACAAGACAGAGAAAGATTTTGCTTTTCCTGAAGGTTTAAAGCCTACTGATGTAGCAGCTTATATTAAACTCTTTCCTTATATAGAAGGAATAAGTGAGAATGATGCATCTATAATTCGTCAACGAGCTACTGCTTACTTTGATTGGATGAAGAAACCACTTGAAGAAATGCATAGAGCCGGGCTGATAAGTGATAAGGAATTTGAAGACCTATCCAAACACAACTATCGACGGCTTAGTGTTGTTGAAAACTTCGATAAGAGAGTTAAGGTAAAGGTAGGAGACCGAAAGCGAACGATTTATGACTCAGGCATTGAAGCTCTTGCTCATGGTAAGGAAACCAACATATTTGAACCATCAAGTGAGATTATGGCACTTGAAGTATTTAATAGGGCTTATGGACGAATACTTAATAATGAAGCTAATTTAAACTTACTCCAACTGGCTAGAAATAAAGAAGACAATCCATTTGTTAGAATAAGACAAAAAGGAAAGAACGTTCCTGAAGGGTGGCAGAGATTCTTTGTGTATGAGAAAGGTGAGCGAAAACCTATTTATCTTTCACCTGAAATGGCTAAGGAATGGGTTAGTAGTAGTCCTGAAGTTAGCTATAAACTGAGTCAAGTTGTACGATATGCAAGTGGCTCACCAGTCCTTCGTCTATTCGCTACTGGAATTAACTGGGGATTTGCAATGGCTAATTTACCTAGAGATGTTCAGCACATTTGGTATGCGGCTAGGGTTTTTGAAGATGGGAAATGGAAATCTTTATATAGTCCACATGCACCTATCTATCCACTACAGATAGGTAAGGATATGTTAGATGTATTTTCAGATGTAATGCTTAGAAAGGGTAGAACTATTGACTACATCGAAGACGGTGGAGGGATGGAGTTCTTGGTTCATCAAGGTAGGTTATTTCAAAGAGGCCGACATATTAGAGGACCACTCGATCCATTGATTGATGCACTTGGTTATGTAGGTGAGACATCTGAACTACTAACTCGTGTAGCGGTTAGAGAACGTGTGCTTAAGAGGAGAGCAAAGGAACGTGGAATCACTGTTGAAGAAGCAAATAAAGACAAAGAGATCAGGAAAGAAGCTACGTTTGCCGCTAGGGACTACATGGACTTTAGTCAAGGTGGTTGGTTAGCAAAGTCAGCTGATAATGGACTACCTTATCTTAATGCAGGGTTACAAGGTTCGAGAGGATTTTTCAGGTCTTTCAAACCTGGAAGTGGGACAGCACTTGTTTCGACTTATAAGTTAGCACAATATGCAGGGATTATTAGTGGCATTTATTTAGCGTCAAACTATTGGACGCCTGAAACTATGCAGGATTTAAAGGGGTCACCTGATATGTCTAATAACCTCTGTATTCCATTAGGTGACCAGTTCGGATTTACTGATGAAAAAGGGCAGCAGAGATATATTTATCTTAAGATTCCTCTCGACCATGGACAGAGGTTTTTCAAAGCGTTTTTCGAAGGTGCGACTGATAAGTGGCTTGGGAATGAGGTGGATGTGGATAGAATAACTAGGGCTATGAAAGCTTCCGTTCCAGTTGAGATTGATTCACTTCCGCCGACAATTAGTAGTACACTCGGATACTTGTATAATAAAGACTTTTGGTACAATGAAGATATTTGGAAGAAGACTGAAGCATTAAGTTGGCCTAATAGTCAAGAGGAATACATTCCAGGTCAGACTCCTCAAGCATATATAGATTTTGGCAAGATGACTGGAATGTCTCCTGAAAGGTTCAAAGCTTCAATAGGTGAACTTACAGCAGGAGACAATATGTGGACTTGGTTAATTGGTAAAGGCTATGAAGAAATCTTTGGTGATCTTCCTAAGGAAAAGAAAGAAAGGCACTTAGCAATGGTATTGGCTAAGACTCCAATAATTAAGAGATTCATAGGTGTTACTAATCCTTATTTCAAGTGGGCAAAACCTATTGATGAGGCTACTGAAAAGGCACAGGTGGAAAGATGGATACAGAATAGAGGACTAGATGAACTTGTTGAAGGTTATTTATTTGAAGAGAATACGAGCAAGAAGGAAATAGTAGACTATGCAAAAAGTTTTAAAGATCCTAAGGTTTATGATAGATTGATGAAAGATTTTGAGTTTCAGATAGCTACGAAGGATCTCAGTAATCGTTCTTTCTGGCTTAGCCTTAGACGTATATCAAGTATTGAAGGCCGTGCTGAGGTATTTGCAAAGAGGTGGAACAAGGCAAGTTCTGAAGAAAGAAAGAATATTCGTAAAGAACTTGCCATAGTTGAGAAAGTAGGTGGAGTGATTAGTGAGGAGTTTTTATCTGAAGCTGGTAGAAAGATTAGGGAATAACTATTTTAGATATATCCTTATACCTGTCCTTATATCCGTAATAGCCCATGTTTTTAGCATAGCAACTAATATCCATAGGTACCAACAATGGTAAGGTCTATAGTTATTTGGTAGTCTATCAAGCACTGTTCTTTTAATTATCTTTTTTATCTTCTTCATTCTATTCCATCCAGTCCTTGTCTTATTCTATTTAGCTCTTGAGGCGATGCATAGTCCCACCTATTTTCAAAAGAATTATACTCAAGTTTCGAATCCGGCTGTTCATAAGTCCACTCATTCTCAAATGAGTTGTACTTTAGTTTTGCATCAGGAGATGTTGTCTCCCATCTGTTTTCAACTGGGTTATACTTTTGTTCTGCTAGACAAACACTGCATAACAACAATAGTAAAAATACCACTACCAATATTATCTTCTTCATAACGTTTCTCCTACATGCCAAGTTCTTCAAGAATCTTCTTGAGTCTATCAATCTCGGCGAGGAGTATCTTGTAATTCTGGATTTCCTGTGGAAACTCCTTATATCGGGCATTATAATACTCAACATAATGCCATCTGATTTCATCAATCGTCATCGTGCGCTCACTCTTCGTATTATCAAGCTTTTTGTTGTCCATTTCAGTTCCTCCTATGTTTTTAGCTGGGATGCCGCGCCTCATCCCCTGTCAAAATACTCACGTTCTCTGTTAGGGTCTACAATACAATTTTTTAGGTAGATTGTTATAAAATCAAACGATCTCATTAACAATAATAGTTGTCCCTATCCCAGGTTTCTTAACTAAAGTAATCAACCCCATAGATTCTAAGGTAGACAATACCCTATCCATATAAAACTTATCCATATCTCCTTCAAAATACCTAGCAAATGTAGAAAGTGGGATCTCGTTGACTGTAGATTTAGTAACATAGGCAACTGCGTCATTAATAAGTGATGCAATGTCACTCTTGCCCATGCCTTTAAAAGTCATCCCCATTTTGACTTCTACTTCATCCAGCAACTTAGCCGCCCTCTCGATGTCACACAGTTCCATAACCATACTATCAGTACGTGATGCACAGCAGACCATAGAGAGTGTCATAAGGTGCTTCCGGCGCCTACCCAAGTAACCATCAAACTTTTTGTCATAGAAAGGAGGGTCCTCATCTGACTTCTTACACCAAGATGTGTAGAAGTCTATGAATTCAGAAGTATAACTCATCCTTCCACTAAGTTTACTTATCTCATCTAGGTCGTCTATTAACCTTTGTTGGAGTCTTAATTCTTCATCTGTTTTACTAGGAATGATAACTAACTGTCCACGCTTCTCCTCAAACACAAAGATGATTCTACTGGTGAGACCAGTCCCTATTGATTCAACAGGAAGTGCAGATTGAATTGCATCAGGAGTTGTACCAGCTAGAAGATTAACCCACACTCCGATTACTTCTTCTTTCTTCCTAGCAATCGTTTCATAAGTCCATCGACTGTGGCAGTCATACCATTCGCATAGGGCAGATATCAACTCACGATTGTGATAGCCTAAGAATACAGTAAATTCAGTTGAGAAGATTGTAAGTGAAGAATGATACTGTTGTTCACCAGTTACTAAGTCAATATCAGTTAGGTTAGTCTCCTTCATTCGTCTGATTAGGGCTTGAAGAGAAGTAGCTTGAGCACTAAGACGGATTGAAGGGACTTGTTCAATTATGTCAGATGCGAACTTCATCGCAGTGCCTTTTCCTGTTGCACTAGGACCAACTAGCACAATGTATAAGTTTGGGTAGAATGTGAGAGATAAGCCAAACTCCACTCGAACCTTCCTTTGCAAAGCTGAAGCAATTGCAGAGATTCCTGACCACTTTCGGAATAGTAAAGGAGGTTCAGGATTAGATTCTGTTAGTTGAACAAAGGAGTCTAGCCAGTCAGAAAGTGCTCGAGACATTGGCTACTCCTTTTCTATTTTTTCTTTACAGAGTTCATCGTAGATCTCCTTCAGTTTACTAGTTAGTAATTCCTCAGTTGGTGGAAAATCTTTGTGTTTAATTTCTTTCATATCCTTTTTAGACATATTGAAACCTATGGATAGATCAACAGGAGTTTTGATCTCAGTTGACTTCCAGTAAAGTGGAGTTTCAAGTGATTGTTTAATGAGCATTAACATTCTAGCATGTTCATGCCAAGGGATTGATAAAGGCACTTGAAACACAATAGAGTCATGAACTTGAGCAAGGAGTTCTATTGGCTTAAATAAGTCTTGATTGTAATAGATATATTCTAAGCCTTGTTCATTGATCTTATCAGCACAAGTGCTCTGTGCGAAGTGTGCATAAGCTTGACGGAATGTATCTTCACATGCACTTCTTGGTGTAAGCTTGGATGGATAAATAGGTCCGAGGAAAAGTCTGTTGCGTCCGAACAAGTTGGTTACCGTTCTATTATTATCCTTAAGCATGTTTTGAATGGTTATATGATAGCCGTTACGAATTTGAGGATAACCAATATGAATTTTTTCTAATATATTTTTTGCTTCAGATTCAGTTATTTCATTTGTAAGAGCAAAGGTCTTATATCCAGTATTGTAATTCAAGCTATGGTTAGCCTTCTTCCCCCAAAAGCGTTCTGACTGTCTGCCATCACCTATGTCTGATGAACCATCTTCACTTGAGATTTGGTCATATGGCTTGCCAAGAATTATGGAGGCAGTTAGGCGATGAAGATCTATTTCTTTCTCAAATGCTTCAATTTGAGAAATTACTCCTCCAACATAGGCAACTATTCTATTTTCAATTTGGCTAAGATCGAAAGAATATCCTATGTAGCCTTCGTCAAATAAATAGAATCTAAGAAGATCATGTGGGACATTCTGTGCGTTTCCTCCTTTACCAAATATAGTCTCTCCAGAACTAATCCTACCAGTCTCAGCACCTACAGGTTTATAACTACTACGCATCCTTCCATCTTTATCTACCTTTCCTATATTTAAGTAGGTCGAGATACGCTTACTAAGTCCACGAATATCAAGCATGATACGAGCAGATTCAGAACCCTTAAATGATTGATCTCTAGCCAATCGCTTTAAAGCGTCAACGTTAGTAGTGTCGGTATATTGTCCTTTTTGGTTTCTCTTCTTATAAGGTTTGTGACCGAGGTCTTTGTAGAAATAATCCATTAGTTGTTTTGGTGAGTTGTAGTTTATTTCATAGCCTACAATGCTATAGAGTTTTTCAGCCAATGATTCAAGTTCTTTCTTTTGTTCTTGCTGATAATCGAGCATACTGGAGACGTCAATCTTGATACCTAGTTCTGACATATAAATAAGCGGTTCAATGAGTTTACGCTGACGTTCGTAAGTTTCTATATTATTCTGACGTTCTAGAACCTTGAATTGTTTAGGGAGAGATTCACTTGGAACTATCGAATCCATTCCATTATAGTTCCACCACTCCTGCCATGAGCCTGTACCCATCTTCATCCATTGCTTTCCATCTTGCTTATAGTATGGAATGTCAGTGTACATAGATGTTACGAAGTCTAGACCTGCAGGGAAGTCTGGATAGGAAATTTTCTGAGCTATTTGTGTACAGTGGAGTTTACCTCTAGGACGGATTCCATAGCGGTTTAGTAAGAATTGTGTATCAAAGATGAAATTGGCTCCTCCTTTTTTAATCTCCTTATCTTCAAGAATTTCTGCAATCTTTCTCATAATTGCTAGTTCTTGTTCTATTGTGAAGTAGTCACCCATGGTACCTCTGAATGGGATTGAGATTGATTCAGACTCACTAAAACTTGCAGATATGCAGTCAACTTCACCATTAATGACTTCTATGTCAAGTATTATGATTGTCCCTTCTTTTCCAACAGAGATGCAATGATCTAGGAATGTGATAGAGTCTTTAAAAGAAGGTGCAGTGATAATGTTACGAGATTTTCTTCTAATTTCTTTAAACTCTGACTCATACTTAGCTTTTAAAATATCTTCACATATGAGAGGTTTGTTGAGGAAGTTAAATTTTGGAGGGATGAATGTAGCTGGATGAAATGTAGGGATGACCTTGAGGCCACTGACAAGAGTGGATTCCAACACACTTCCCCTCCATTTAGTTATTCCAGTACGATTAGTTAAAGCTAACAATGCAATGTTTCCAAGAGGTACTACACAGTTAAGATTAGGCATGTTACTAAGTTCTTCTCCAAGATCCTGGATATAATCATATCCAGGTTTGCTTATTGTAGATCTGCCATTTTTCTCTATATTGATGTAATAGGAAAGTGGGTGGTCGAGGTCCTTGATTACATTAGTTAGATATACCTCACGACGAGAAATTTTAGTCATACAAAGGCATTCATCAAGACCTTGACCAGCAGGTCCTACGAATGGCTTAGGTGGGCGAGCTCGGACTTCTTGAAACCCAGGCTGTTCGCCCACGAAGGCTAGCTGTGATTCTATGTTACCAGAAGCAGGCACGAATGTTTTTGCTTTCATTATCTATCCTTTCAGTTCATTAACCTTTACTAAAAAAGAGTCTCTGTAACTTTTTGATAATTCAAAACCTACAGCTGATAAATCTAATTGATATGCACTAATAAGTCCATTGCCTGAACCAAGGAAAGGGATTAAGATTCGAGAGCCTGGAAATACAAAAGTTTCATAAAGGTCTTTCATCAGTTCAATAGGTCGTTCTGTAGGGTGAATCTTTTGCTGTGGATGGACTGGTGAGTAGTTGAATATGTTACTATGTCGTGACCTAGCTATTGCTGGCCTTCCTTTCCATGCATAGAAGAACATCTCATAGGCATTAGGCAAGTGCATCTCTGGCCTCTTTGTTTGGCCAGTTGGTTTAGTCCAGATACCACACATCCTTGTGGTACTAAACCCTGCATTGATGAGTTCTTGATATACAGTTTCAAACCAAGGTTCTGGTGCAAACCAGCAGATAAGCCATGAGTGGTCAGTCATTACCCTGTAGCATTCAGTAAAGACTTTTGCAAGAAAAGATTGATAATTATCTTTATCAATCTCATTGTAATCACCAAGAGTGTATCGAGACTCTCCTTCACTTTTCTTTGCACTAGTTAAATCAATCCCATATGGAGGGTCTATTTCTACCAAGTGCATTATGCTGTTAGGGATTTCTTTCACACCTTCGAAGAAATCTCTGATGATGAAACACTTAGAGAGTGTTCCTATCATCTGATTGTCAGATTTTTTACCTTCGATAGTTTTTGCAATAGCTTGTTTAATAACAGCTTCGTCCATCTTCTTTATAAGATTATTTGCATCAGATGCAGTTTTGCATCCTTCGAAGAGTTCAGGCATAGCTTCACGTAGCTCAGCTCGTTTGATTGAGGTTGAGATGGTAAATTTAGATGCACCTCCGAGCATTTCTCCAGTGTCTTCAATAGACCATCCAGTATGTCCAGGGCCTGGAGATTTAGCTCCATAAAGCTGCTGCTGGATTTTATGTATATCACGAGTTAGTTTGTCTAGTTCATAGTATTCCATTTCTTTACGATAGAAATTCTCAGCCTTTTCAACAACCTTCATTTCGAGTTCACTAAGATCTTCTTCATATATGCGAACTGGGACTTCAGGAACATTGTTACGCTTGATGACAATGAATCTTCGCTCACCAGCAAGTAAGGTGTATGTACCATTCTTGTTGTCCTTAACTGCTAAAGGTGAGATTAGACCACTTTCTTTTAAAGAAGTTTCAAGTTCATCAAGGTCTCCCATTATTTTTCTAGCCCTATCTTCTGCAACAATGATAGAATCAACAGGAACCATTCCTACACGACCAACTTTAATAGTCATTACTTACCCTCCAGAATTTTTAAGATTTCAGCAGCTAGATTTGTGTCTATTTTTTTATCTTCTTGTTTTTGTTTAGGTTTAGATCCAATCTTTGGTTTGCGAATAGTTGTACGTCTACTAAGTCTTATTTGTCTGAGGTGTTCTATTCCTTCATCATCTGACATGTTGAGAATAGATTTGTAATCTAGAGAGTCAAGATCTGCCATTTGTTTTCTCCTTTACTATCTTACCTACTTGATCAGTTTTCTTCATGGTTGGTAAGATTTCCTTAAGTGGAGTTATGTTACTAGACATCATTCCAATAGCCATGTCACCATATTCTTCTATGATGTCTAAGACCTCGTCCAACAGTTTTCCAAATATCGCTTTGCGCATACCGTAAGCGCTAAGTAGTCTGTTAGCACGTAGTTGTTGGGATTCATCTATTTCAAATGAAAAGCGTGGTTTGTATTCACTATGCATTGGTTCCTCCAGTTCGTTTTAATTTATAACGATCTTAATATAATTGAAACTTTCTAATTAAGATGTTTGAGTTACTTCTTATGAACTCAGTCATGTTATCGAAGAACTTGGTGTCTTCAATAACGATCTCCATTACTCCAGCATTTATTAGTGTTCCGAAGCACTTGGAGCAGGGTATTACACTGTTCATGTAAAGGGTTGTTTCAAGTGTAGAGACTCCCAAACGAGCTGCATTGGAAATAGCGTTTTCCTCTGCATGTTGTGCAGTGCACCACTCCATACCTTCGCCACTTTTGAATCTCATAATCTTACGTGGACAAGTAGTGTATAATTCGTCAGGCCATAATTCTCCTTCTTTCACATTATAGATATCTGCAAATATGTTGTATAGCGCTTTGTCACTAGTTAGTCTGTTAATTCCGCAGTGTGGGATTTTTCTCGGAGGTCCGTTATAGCCAGTTGATACGACTGAACGATCTCTCACGAGGATAGCACCTATTTTGCGAGATAGACAAGGAGACTTTGACGCAACTGCTTTGCAAATGTTGTGGAAGTAAGTGTCCCATTGCTTCTTCATCAATCAACTCCTATTTCAGTAAGCAAAGCATCGAGAAGGAAAGTGTAATTACGGAGATCAATAAGTTTGTCATTCCACTCCTTACGACTGTATGAATGAGGGTTGTGTGACATATCTATGATTGAAGTGAAGTGTTTAACAGCCATTCCAATGAGGGCTTCAGGTGCAGTAGTTTCCAACACTGCTGCTGCACGACGAAATTGTGAAAGCCTGTCATTGTCAGAAGTGTATTCTTCACCTTTTTTGATAAGGACTCTTTTGCTTCTATTAAATGCTCTTTCTACTTCAAGATTGAATTCTTCATTGGTCATGGTTTGCCTCCTAAAGTTGGACACATCAGGATTTGTTATTTAGTCAGGGGATGACTATTTTTTTATTTCCTGATGTGTCCGTTAAAGATTGTTTGATTATATAACGATCTTACCGACCAGCTATATACTTTTTAACTGTGTTGGAGTCTCCATACTCGTCGTCTTTCTTTACCCCAAGAATAACCCAGCCTTCAAGTCCAGGAAGATCATCTTCCCAATCAAAAGGGCGTGAGAAGTCGAGATTGAAAGCAGCTGCGAAGTTCTTGAACTGACTAAGAGAGCGTTGATACTGTTTTTCATCCAGCTTGTCACGATCTCCAAGGTCCCAGAAAAAGTCATTAAATTCCTTAGCGAGTGGTTCTGCAGGGATGTCAAAGACTGGCTGATACCAAGTGGCACCATTCTTATCACTCACTCCAGATCGGACCGAGATTATTCTAGCTTTGACTTCGCTCCCTTTTGGAAGAATTGTAGGTTCTTGTGCTTCGTTTATTTCTTTCTCAATGTCACTGTAGTCTGCTAAAGCCATGTTTTTTCTCCTTTCGAAAAAATAAAAAAGTTTCTTTTTCAACTAATTATCCACTGTTACTTTAGTTATTCACCTCCTTTCACTTTAATCTTGGTTTATCTTCAGTTGAGAATCCAGACTTTTTGAGGATAACTTTAAGGTCTGGAACTTCGACTGCACTAAGTTTGCCATCCATCTTGAGTCGTGACCTAGCGATGTAGGTACCTAATGAATCAATTAGCATTTCACGTTGAGGTCCATCACGTCCTTCTTTTCCAATAATGACATAGATTTCATCGAACAAAAGAGGGATGGTTACTACTGCCTGTCCAGTTGTATAGAATCTATATTTTATGTCTTCACGAGCTACTCCAGTTTTAGTGTCTAGATGAATAAGTTTGCGAATTTCCCTAAGATGTCCAGTCATTATGAAGTCGCAGGGTAGTGTCATTAGTTTCTTAATATAATTAGTCATGAGTGTTTTTTGTGGCATATAGTCATGGCGATGCTGAGGTGATTCACCTGCTCGGTTTTTATTATCCAGGCCATAAGCCATCACTGCCTCTCCGAAGGTAGTAGCGCTGTCTAAGCAATAAGTTCCGAACATTTCATAGTATTTGGTATGAAATCGGATGTCAACAGATTTCATCCAATCAGCGAAGGCCTTAGGATTGAAAGGATCGTCATCTTCAAATCTTGTGTCAGCGATAACATCACCTTTTGCAATCAGATCACGTAGGCACTTAGTTCCACCAGGATCGAAGGAGTCTATGTGAACTGGTTTGCGAGCAGTTCTTAGTAAGTAAGTTTTACCTGCATTGGTCTCACCAGTAATGAGTGCACTAAACCGTTTCTGCAAAGGATCTTGATCGTAGTAAGCTTTTACTCGTTTTAGTTCTTCTTGTGCATCATAGGCCATTAGATTACCTCCCTCTCCATTCTAAGTTTTTCTTATTAGTTGTAGTCATGTCCTCTGGATTCCAAAATCTTTCTGTAAATCCTAAAGGTGGTTCATAGCAGCGTTGTAGTGGGTTCTGCCAAGACAAGCAGAAGTCATGATAAGGACATCCTCGGAAGTCGGTACAGCTAGTTGGGTTCATAGGGAAGGACATCATGACTGGATCACTTTCCTTGCAGTGGGTTAGTCTGTCCATTTCACGCTCGATGTCGTCTACGTAGTTATTAGCTGTCCATAACCAAGCGTTCATTTGGTCAGGAGTTTTATATGCAGGGACACGACGTAAAGTTACATGATAACCTGCTGGACGATTAGCTGAGCCACGCTTAAGATAGGTGAATCCAGTGCCGCAGAACTCCACTCCAAGAACCTGCTCAATAGGAAACATGCAGTAAAGGCAGTGTGTGTAAGTTCCATTTTGGATACTTAGGAAGAACTGGTCTGCCCACTTAGGACCGTTGATGTATCCTTCGGTCGTAGTCTTATGATCCCAGGAGAAAATCTTCCCGCTCTCAAGATTGCGCATGATAGAGTCCATACGATAGTGTAAGAATCGATTGTTGGAGATAGGTACACGACCACTAATTTCGGTCATCTTCTTTCCGTCAAGAATTACTACTTCATTTTCGACCAAGTCACTTCTTCGCTCATCTGCGAACTTCATAAGAGCCTTGAGTACAGCTGTGGGTGTCTTAGGTGAGTACCACCCATCTTGTTCTGGAGGAAACTTCTCACGATAACAGGTTAGGAATGCACTGTAAGCACCTTCTATATCATCATATCCATTGATGAGTTGGTGTTCACGAGCCCTGTGCCAAGCTTCGCCAAAGTGTAGGTCTTGTGCAGGAGTCTCCAGGTCCCAGCCTAAGACATAGCGAAAGAAGAACATTCTATTACACCTGATGAATTCATCTATTTTGGACGAGTCGTAGATGTGCCAGGTTGGGTGTTCAGAAATTGACATATTCTTCCTCCTCGTAATCATCAAACTGGAATTCTTCTTGAACTTCCTCTTGTACTTTTTCTTCTGGTCCTGAAGATATGGTTATAGTTAAAGAATCATAAGGCCACTTTTCCTTATCAAGGTAGAGTCCTCCACCTACTTCATCTCCAACCTTTCCAATTGTAAAATGGTTGAACCTTTTATTAAAGATATCATAATTGTAGTCACGCTTAGCTACTTTTTCTACTTTCATTTGATTTAACCTCGCTTTCTTAGCAGGTGCTGATCCATAAGTTCTTGTGTGAGTTTGAGAATACGCTCGTTTAGTTCATCAGTGATTATTTTTGCAGCTTTAGTAATTTCAGATGACTCTGATTGAGAAGTTCTCTGATTTAATGCTAGAGCTTCCTTTCTCCATCTCTTCAAAGTCCTCTCACTAATCATTTTCATTTCTCCTTTTCTAATTTAATTATTTCTTCCTCAAGAGCATCCTCAAGATCAAGTATTGTATTATTAAGAGTCTCTATCTCTTTTTGGGCTTTACACAAAGGACAGTCTCTTACCTCAAAGCAAATTTCCTCATGGTTACTATAACAAATATTCATAGTTTTCCTCCTTCAGTTTGTTATAACCCATAACGATCTTGACATAATACATCATAACAGAACTACAACAAAATGTCAAGTAGTTCACAAATTTACCCTTTACAACACGTGATTTCTTTCTATATACTTGCCATTCTTGTAAAGTAGCAGGTTCAACTTACCATGTTTGTGAGCGAATATGGCACAAGCTATGGAATTCATCACGTTTAGTGAGCAGGGAACTATATAGTCGTTTTTGTCAGAATCGACCATAGCTTCTTCAAACTGCCTAATCATGGAATTAGTTGCATAACGGTTCATTGAGCCTTCTGACAAGAATATAACCTTGCCGAATTCTTCAGCAGGGGTAAAGTCATGTGCTGATCGGTTTACTATGTAGACTTTTTTCATTCTTCATCCTCATTATCTAGTTCAGTAATCTCATGTTCAGGAGCAGAATTTGTCATTGAGTCTAGCATTCCAAGAATACTCTGCGGAGCTGTTGATTTTACTTGGTTGATAGATTTAGGTTTAGGCTCTACTTCAAATCGTCTATCACTGAGCCCTTCGTTAATAGCATTAGGGATAGTACCTACCTTATCAACAAACTTGTTTTTATCATCTACCTTTCTAAATATAGGAACTTGTATTGGAGTAAGGTCAAACTCAGCTGGTTCATCAAGACATTCGTGGTATTCGACTATGTCTATTATGCGTCCGTAGGTAGGAAGTGCCTTCCTAAGAATGCTCAATCGAGTACCGCAATTAGCACAGTAGACAACTTTACTCATGGTCTTCTTCCTCCTCAACCTCGGATATTTCAACTTCACATAGTTCCCAGGGTTTAGCAGAAGGATTGACCTTGGTAACTATGCATTGGAGATTAGTACCAATCTCGATAAGTGCAGTTATTTCAGCACTGAATTTCTTAGGCACATAACCGCAGAAGACTTCATTTCTTAAGATCTTTACAGCGTTAGAATCGTAAGGATTAGTTGGTTCAGGTTCAAGTGTGAAATGTTCACCTTCCTCAACTTCATTAATGATCTTTGGAAGGTCGTGGAACTTTACTCCTGCAATGTAGAATTTTCTTTTCATCTCTTTTTTCTCCTTTCTAGTGTTTAGTTGAACTAAGCATCTCTGCCATCTCTTTCATTATTGAAAGAATTTCCTTGTCATAGCATTGTGGAGCAGTGAAGCCAATCAAGACTGTGTTTCCATATAAGTCCCTTTCATATTGAGGTTCTACAGGTATTCCTTTTTCCTTTAGTCTCTCTATTATTGAGATAGTTGCTTTTTCTATTTCCTTAATCTTATCTTCTGTCATAGTGTTACCTCTATATTTTCACAGGATTACCCTCACCATCTACCAATCCCCATCTTTGCATAACTTCATTATAGTGCTTATCGCTGTAAGGAGGAGTATAACCTACACACACAGCGTAGGAATTCTCTGCATTCATAGCAAGACATTCATTATGAGCACAGAGAGCTCTTGTATGAATCTTCATTATCTCTCCATGAACATTAAATGTTCTTATAACTCTTTCATCAAGTGTCATTTAATAGTCCCTCCTTATACGATTTAAGTACATAATAAGCTTGCTGTAATTTAGCTGCATTAGCCTGCTCAGTTCTAACATTCCATGTCTCATATGGTACTTGAGTTATTAAACCACCCATGTCTCTAGTTCCTTTAATCCATTCTATAGCTTCTTCCTTAGTCATTATCTATCACCTCCACGAAGACTGGAAACCGAGGTACTTGTTTTCCAGTTGTCAAGTGCTGGTATTGGACCTTAGCATTCATTCCAGGTAAGGTTTCTCTATTGTTCCAAAGTCTTTCACGCTCTTCATCGTTGAATCCTGTGCCTACATGAAATAAGTTTCCATCACCACTTTTACATACAAGAGCACCAAGACGATTCTTAGGAATTCCTTCTTTGGAAACTTCCTCTACAACATTCACTATTTTGTAGGTATCGTCCTTTTTAGGTTTGAATTTCATAAGCATTGTACTTCGCTTACGTTCATAAGGAGCCATGTAGTGACGGACTATGATTCCTTCATACTTAAGCTCAATGAGTTTATCATAAGCCATCATGATGTCATCTAGTGTTTCACAAACCCAGAATGGTGAAACGACTATCCAAGGAGACACTTCGCGTAGATTTTCTATCTGCAATAAGCGTTTCATTTGAGGTTGGTCATTTATTATGTCAAAGCAATGGAATTGGACTCTTTTGTAATCTGGATGGAGGTTTATAGTTCTAGATACTATACTAGACAATGAATTAAAATCTATTCCGTGACAGTAGAGTTCTCCGTCTAGTTCAGATCTGAGATTAAGGTTGCTAAAGATTTCATTTAGGTGAGGAACACTATAGAAGATGTTTTCTTCGCTAGAGAGCAGAAGGTATTCGTTTCTAGTAAGACCAGTTTCTATTGGCATAGCTCTACAACGAAAACCGTCGTACTTTGGCTGTACGATGTAAGGAGGTTTCCATTTAAGTAGTCTATCCTCTGAAAATGGCACACACTTCATTATATTTTTCCATCTTTGCCACTCAGCCATTGGATTCCTCCATGAGTTTGAAGTAGGTGTCTTGAGTTTCTTTCCAAGAACCTAGATGTTTGGAATGTGTGCCTTCTATGTAGATCCAGAATTCGATTTTGTCACTTCCAGTTTTGTAGAAAGAGCTTATATGTACATCTATATTGGAA